TCCACAATGATTGTCTATTCTATATCCAGAATGGCAAGACGCACCTGGGAGACGCTCAAGTTCTTAGAGCAAGAGATTAAGCCTGGTAAAATTAAGCTAGTGGTTGTTGATAACCCCAACCTCGACCACAAAACAGTTGGCTTACTGGCCGCTGTTGCTGAAATGGAGCGCGATACCATACGCGAGCGCACCCAAGCATCACTTGACCGCATTAAGGCTGAGATAGCCGAGAAAGGGTTTCACATTACTAAAGCTGGCATTTCAATTACAAAGCTTGGCTCTGATGATATGAGTGCCGCGCAGCAGAAGGGTGCAGATAGGGGCAAAGAAAAAGCTGATGAGCGGGCAAAAGAACTAGGGCCTTTCATTGCTAACCTTAGAAAGAATGGCTCCTCATACCGCGAGATAGCGCTTCATATGAACAAGCTGGGCATACCAACACCTAAAGGGGGTATTTGGTACGGCTCCAGTGCGCGCAACTATCACCTACGCGCTATTGTGGCGGCGGGGCCTGTTAGTAAAGAGCGATTAAGGCAATTAGATAAGGAAACAGACCAATGAGTTCAGTAATAGATTTAGATAAAAGTAAGCCAAAAACAAATCAAAGACGCTGGTATCATGTTTTTGATGCACAAAAACTTATAGATATGCGCGCTACGGAAAGCAAAAGTTCAAGCCCAGTTTTCTTTGGAGATAAAATTGTTAAAGATTACGTTAGTAATGCTATAAAATTGGAACTTAATCGCTTGGCTAGCCGCGACCAATTTGAGAGGGAGTCTTCTGTATTATATTTTAGACAATCTTTAAACTCTTATACTGTCTGGATGAGCCTTTTGCACTCAAATGTGAATCATGGCGATGTGCAATGCTTGACCACCGTGGGGGCCATGGTTGACCGGTATCAGATGGCTCGAAATACAGCGAGACGCATTTTAAAAGAGTCGGTAGAAGCAAAATATGCTGTGCGTTATGAACCAACAAAAAATTGCCCAGTTCCACATTATGAGGCTTCAGAGGTCACTATGCTTGATTATTTGGCGCGTTTAAGGCGTGAAGCAGACATCTTACCAAGCGACTTTGCAAAAACCAGTGCCTCCTTTCAGCTTCTAGAAAACTTTCGAAAAGAAACTAGTTAAATTTTCTTATGCCTACCCATCGTTGACCACCCCCATGGTCAAAGATTGACCATTGAAAGGCCAAATATTATTTTTTATGCTAAAAGAACGGAGAGGATACATGTCAAATACGAAAAGCAGACGAAACACAAAACTAAAAGCAAATGACACAGTGCTTGCGCTGCAAGGCGGTCAGTTGCGTTTCTCACGTCGCTTGGATGTTAAGATGTGGCACCCTAAACACTTAGAACAGGCCATAGAGCTTCTGACAGGTACAGTCGATGAACTCACAAGGTTACAGTCTACCACAAAATTAAGACAGGTAGACAAGCTGATTTATGCACAGTCTGTGCTAATTGCGGCGAACAACAACCTGGCATCTGTTACTCCGAAGGACCCACGGACACGCGGGGCCGAGCGTATTGAATGGAAGTTTGGCGGTTTGGTAGATACCAATGGCCACAAAGCTTTAGGTTCAAGGGCCGATTTAAACAACGACTGAACCATAGGTTTAGTCTAGGGTCTTTAGCGTTTAGAATATGTATAAATAGGTATTACTTTAATACCGTCGAGTAATAGGTTGAACCAAAAGGGGAAACCACAACATAATGAGGTATAATACAATGTTAAGGCGTATAATATATACAAACCCTATTCATGCTGTTAAACAGATAAGACAGCACAAACAGTATAAACAGCACTGTGAAACAGTAATAACAGCAATTCTGTTTTATACAATAGTTGTTAGTTTAGTGATAGTTAGTTGGGGTCTAACCCCTATTCCGGTTAGTCAGTAACATGCCTAAACTAACTAAAACAGGCTGGGAAATTGGTAGCTCTGAAGCTGGAGCTGTCGTTTTACACAAAACCGCATTCGCCACACGCCATGAGGTTTTACACAATCACAAGCTTGCACGAGCTGGCGTTGAAACTATTGATAGGGCAGAAACACCAGCAATGCGGCGCGGCAACTTCTTGGAAGCTGGCGTTGCAGATTGGGCATCCAAAGAGATTGAACTTATTACAGGGGGCTCCAATAGAATTTGGGAACCTACTGAAAGCTATCAGGTGCCAGAGCTTGGCATTGCTAGCTCAATTGATAGGTTCATTAAATTTACAGAGACAGTTCAATTACCTGACTTGACTGGTAAGTTAGTTGAAATGGCTGGAGAGGGTATTCTTGAAATCAAGACAGATTTCTACCATCACAACAAACCCAAAGACGAATGGGTTATTCAGGTGGCCCATCAAATGCTTTGCGCTGATGTTGATTGGGGCATTATTGCTTGCATGACACAAAAGGGTAAGCTTCAACTTTATCCTGTACAGCGTTCTGCTGGCATGGAACTTTTGATGAAAGATGCTTACGCAGAGTTCTGGCAATTGGTTGAAGACGATGGCGAATACCCGCCAGTAGATGCAACTATTAATGAGCCTGAGCCAATTGATATAGTTAAAGCTTTACCTGAGACACATAATGATATTACGCAGATTTGTAACGATTATTTGCGTGCGTCAGCAGAAGCGGCATCTTGGAACAAAACTAAAACTGATTTAAAAACTGCGTTGTGTGATGTGCTAGACAGCCTTGATACAGAAACAGGCACGCTGCCTAATCATAAAATTAAATCTGTTTATAAAATGAAACCCAAAAAGAAAATGGTAGAAACTGATGAGATAGTTGAAAGCCATTCATTTTCAGTGAAGGAAATATCAAATGAGTAGCACACAAAGAAACAGTTTAGTTCCACAGACTTTGAATGAAGCTATGGAGTTCTCAAAAATTTTAAGCCAGTCGGCCATGATACCCAGAGATTACCAGGGCAAGCCAGCTAATGTGTTAGTCGCTGTGCAGTGGGGCATGGAGCTGGGCTTGGCTCCCATGCAAGCGCTCCAGAACATTGCAGTTATTAACGGCAAGCCGTCAGTATATGGTGATGCATTGCTGGCAATGGTTCGGGCTGACACGCGGTGCCGGGGCGTTAAGGAACGCATTGAAGGCAAAGGTGATGAGCGCGTGGCTATCTGTACAATTTCTAGAATGCACATTGATGGTGAGGTTGAGGAGATTGAGCGAACCTTTTCAGTTAATGATGCCAAGCAAGCCCGCTTGTGGGGCAAGCAAGGTCCTTGGACACAGTACACTGAGCGGATGATGCAGCACCGGGCCAGGGGCAATGCTATTCGTGACGCCTTCCCTGATGTCATCAAAGGCTTAATCACAGCAGAGGAAGCCCAGGATTATGCCCCTGAGAAGGCTGTAAAGGCCGTACAGCCCCCTAAACTAGAAGAGCTGGGGCAGAAGGCAGTCGAGCTGTCTAAACCTTCTGAGAAGAAGGATGAGAAGAATGCCTAAGAAAAAAGTAAAGTTTGGATTAACTGGCCCACAAAAAGAAGTTTACAATTTCTTAATTGCTTTTCACCAGGTCAATAGTATTTTTCCGACCTACGCCCAAATTATGAGCGGCAAGCTCATGGATGATAACGGCATAGAAACTCAGTTTATCAAAGAGCGCAAAAGTAAATCTAACATTTGGCGTATCATGCACGAGCTAAGAGAACGAGGTTGGATAGATTTTCAAGAGAGCAAGAAGCAATCAACAATAATACTTTAAGCTTCTCGCATCATCTTTGCTAAACGTTCACTCCTGTTGGGCAATTGTTTTGCCCAGCGGGAATCCAACATCTGAGCGCTGGCTTCTTCATAGTCTCCAGCGTCAACAGCAGCCTTCATATTTTTAAATTTACTTAGCTTTGGTCTGCCCAGGTTAAAAGCCATTGAAGCAATAACCATTTGTGCATTCTCTGGCAGTTCATAAAATTGTGGATATAAACGCTCACAATCAAACAGTGTTGTTCTTAAATCTTCACGGAAACATTCATTAATCCTATCAGAACTAACCTCAGTCCCTACGGGCATAATATATTCTGGGTCAGTTTCTTTTACTAAATGCCCAGCGCCAAACGACTTATATCCCAAATGGTCAAGATATATTTTATTTACTATACCCTCATCTCGGTGCAAAAGCTCCGTTAGTTTTCCTTCATCCATTGTTTTTCCTTAATTTTGCAAATTGCCTAGAGCCAAACCAAAATGATATTATGCTGGTAAATAATAAATTTACATCATCATCCCAAATTTCATTTACAGCTTCTTTAAAGTCTGCACCGTTGTTCATCGCGTACATCATGGTTGTTATTTTCACTACTAAAAAGAAACCAACAAACAAGTATGTAATTACAGGCCGTACTGAGCCACTTAAAGCTGCCGCAAATCCAGACTTGGCATTGGCTGCCGCCATGCTTTTATATATGCCTTCAGACTCAGCAATGTCAGCTTTGGCGTCTAGCTCATCAAGTTTTAATTCAGAGAGCTGGGCCGCATATTTGCCTTTTGCTTCCAACATTTTTAATTCTTGGGTATCTTTTTGTTTTTGTTGAAACAAATCTATGACGCTTGGCAAGACAGATGTACCAAACCCTAATACTGCACCCAGCAAACTAAGCATTTATTTCACCTTTGTTTTTGATATCGCAGTGGCGCCCATGAACCCAACAACAACTCCTAGTTGTGCTACGATAAATGTGTTTAAAAATCCTGACGCCGCTGACACTCTATCCAATGCGACAACAGGAGTGAGAAGAACAATCACGCCAACCAGAACAGCAACCATTGCAATCCAGGCCATCATGCGTTGAGTGTCCATTAGTTTGTCTTCATTCTCTAACCGGACCCAGCGCTCATGGCGGTCTAGTTCGTCATCTGTGACAATCCCATCTCCGTCAGCATCGGCGCTTGCATACTTGCTGTCAGCTTGTAATTTCTTAGCCATAGAAACTCCTTAAGCTTTTGCAGTCTTTGCAGAATCTCTAAAAGATTTTGCAGTTGGCCTACCTTTTTGGCCAAACTTTCTCATCAATTCGCCAGAACCTTTTTTAATTCTTTTTCGTTTAGCGTGAATATTTGCGTACAAACCTTTATTTTTTGTTGGCATTTTTTTTCATCTTTTTAGTTAACGGTTTCTTTTTTGGTGTGGATTTCGGTTTCGGTTTCGTTTTTTCAATTGGTTTATTTATTTCTTTTAATTTGGGGTTGAGGTCAAAGATTGTAGTCATCTTTTTTATAGTCCTTAATATGTATAAAATCAAATTGTTTAGTATAGTCATTGTACACTCCTAACATAAAAAATTAATTTGCCAAAGGATTATCAAAAGCTTCCT